TTCTACTATAGACTTCTTCATACCACGAGTTTTACCATTAGTGAATGATGCTGTGTTTTGAACATAGGTGTTGTCAGCCGCTTGATAATCAGCAGCAGTGATTGTGTCAGCAAAATTAAGTTGTACCCCACTAGCACTTGTTCCTATAGTAGTGATGACTCTTTCAAGACCCAACGGGTCAGCGTCGGAGTAGATAAGAATGGTATCACCCTTCTCAAACCCGATAGTTCTAAAATCTGCACCAGTAACAAATACAGCAGTGGATGTGCTATCAGCGCTTACTAATACAGCATCTTGCGGGCCAATTGATAAGAAATCAGCAACTTTCTGTGCTGTAGTGTATACAATAGCGGTAGGGTCTAATGGTCTTGTTTCTGCTTCACCGGGGTTGAATACTATTGGCATTTCTTATCCCCCGTTACAAAACACTTTTTGCTTTTAGCCTCTTTATCATCCACTTCTTTTGACTTAGCATCAAACCATTCATCAAGGAATTTACATCGTGTCATGCTCTATTCTCCTTGTCTACAAAAGCAAGATTATATTCCATAGGTTTACCACAACTACCGCAGTTTTCTCTCCACATAAAATGAAGCATACCACAATGTTGGCAACGAGTGCCTGAGCCGATGTTTAGAACATCGCTGGCTTTGAGATTACGATTACGCTGTTGTGAAGTAATACCCTTGAGTGGGTTTTCTTCGTCAATAACTTTACCAAGTAGAGTTTGTGCGTCAGAACGAATGCCTTGCTTTTGAAAACGCTCAATGTCCGTAAGGTCAATTGTTTGCTCTCCTAGCGACATACATACTCCTCACACTCAAACATAACTCACTACAATGTAAATATTTCCTAATACAACAATTGGGTCTGATGCTACTAAACTTGTAGTAGAACTGGCATCACTAAGTGTACCTACTGCCGTAGCAATAGTAGTTGACATTGTAGCAGGGTCTGTGAATTCTCTAGGTGAGAAAGGGCCGACTACTTTGTATTTAGGTACTAAGTTAGCCATTTAGGTCACCTCAAGAACGGCGACCCATAGCGACAAAAGTGCAAGCAGCGCCGACATTTAAGACAGCACCGTTGATACCGTGAGTTACAGTAGCGGCGTTACCTATAGCGTTCACCATAGCACCATCAATTGATGCAAGTAAACTGCTAAGGTCTACTGCTTCACCAGTAGTGGCGCTTCCTGTTACTATCATTCTGTCTCCAAAGTAGGTTGGTCTTGGGTCTATTGTTACTGCCATATTTATTCATCTCCGTTTGTTTCTTTTGATTCTTCTACAAGTGCTTCTGTTTCTTGAACTCCGTTAGGACTCATCACAGTTGCTACAAGTTCGAGTAGTGTTGTCTTAGTTGCATAACCTTTTGGTTTGATATCATACTTAGCGAGCCAAGCAACGATGTCGCCTCTCTTCCAAGTCTCATCAGGTGTGCTGGAATTCCCAGCATCTACAGGCTCATAGCCTTCTATCCTGTATTTGTCTCCAAGACGACCAGCGTATTTATCACACCATGCAGTAGTGACTTCTTGAGGCCGACCTCGTATAAGTTCGGGATAGGAAGGGTCTATGTTTCTTTTAGAAAAAGACCGACCTATGTAGGTTACTGTAGGCACTTAAAGCACCTCAGTTATACAAGACCATTAAATCTGCTACTTTTGTGTTAGCCAATCCAGTTACTGTGACTTGTAGACCGCTTTCAGTAGTTCCAAGAACTGCTGTTCCCGGTGAAGCCTCTCCACTTGTTACAAAGATAGAAAGAATGCTTGTAATTCCTCCACCTAATGTAAATTGACAGTTGCTACTACCACCTACACAATTGATTAATGCCATCTTAGGTGCTGGGTCGTATCCATTTGCTGCGTCTCCTGAAGCGGTGTCGTCACCGTTTAGAGGTGCAAATGAGTTAATGTTACCCGGGTATGTTCCGCCACGAGCCAAGTATTCTGTGGTGTCGTGTGACCCTGCTCTAAGTTCCCAAGCGCCTACAAGAGTGTTTGCTCCGTTTGCTGCTGCTGCTGTTGTTACTATTAATTCTGCTGCCATATTTATCTCTCCATATTTTTTTATTTATTTATTTATTGTCCTCACTTCAAGTCACGAATGCTTGCTTGTGCTCCAAAGAAAGTAGTCCATACTTCACCCATTGTTCGGTAAAGCCCCTCTTGACCGAGGCGGTTGATTGCGAATGGGTCACCAGTTTCGATACCGGACTCAAAGTATTGAGTTGGTATTGCTGTACTGAAGTACATATAATCAGTGTCTAGTAAGTACATTCTGCTTAGACCATCAGCGTCTACAACATCCTTAGATGGGATGATTGGTACACCGTTGTAGGTTGCTACGATGAAACCGGCTTCAATACCCGGAACACCCTTAACACCGTTGTAGGTTGGTGTAACTCTCTTCTCTTCCATGAATCTTTGTTGTGCTTGTAGAAGTTGTTGTAGTCTCATTAGAGTATCATATCCAGTTAGGATAACCTTTGGATTACCACCACGCTCCCAAACTTGTTGGAAGATTGTGTCTAGGTGGTCTAATGATAGAACACGCTTGTTTCCTGCTGTGGTGTCTGCTGCACAGTTTACTTCAGCGTGTGACCAAGCGTTTGCACTTCGGTCAATACTGTAGATATCTAGGTCTGCTGCTGCGTCTACATGCTGGTCACCGCCACTGGTTTTTAGTCCAGTTCCAGTAGGTGTACCGCCACCATCGGCTGCGGTGATTCTGTCAAGTGACTCAAAGTTGTTACCAGCAACTGCGCTGGTGTCTTGTAGTAGCATTAGGTTGACCATTTCAGCGTGGTGCTTACCCATTTCTTCTTTTAGAACTGAGCGCATGTCACCTAGACCATCATCTTTGTCAGCAAGGAATACTGCAACTTCGCTTACATCGAATGAGTGAGCAATTGTCTTTGGTTTTGCTGCTACATGTTGGAAGGTTGGTTTAACAGTTTCAGGCAGTGTGCCGTTTTCTGCTATTCCACCGTGAACTGCTCCACCGTTTGGCTTTGCTGTGATAACTCTCCATCCACTTCTTTCCCATGGTTTCTTAGGTAGAATTGAAAATGCGTTAAATTCTTGGTTTAGTTGTGACCAAACTTTTCTACCGTAGATTGCTTGGTATGTTCCAGCAGTTGTGCTGAGCATTGGTGCGTCAGCCTTCAATAGTTCGCTTCCTGTGTAGGTGTAGCCCATTGAGTTACCTGCTCCGTAGTAGTATCTTTCCATGTCTGTTACTGTTCTTACATAATTTCTTGCCATATTTATCTCTCCATATTTTTTTTATTGTTTTGAGTTTCACTCGCCTCGGTATAATCCTCCAGCGAGTTGATGTACTTCTTCCCATGTCATGTTAGCCAAGTCTTGTGTACTTGGTACTTCAACATTGGAACCAGCAGATTTTGCGATTGTTTCGCCAGCACCGCTAGAGATGTTGTCAATTCGGTCATTGAGTGCTCCAAGAGCCTTCATAACTTCATCGAGAGGAGCACGAGCGTCAAAGTTTTGCGCTTGAGCCTTTGAGATTTCTGCTTGCCTTTCTTGAGCATAGCGACCCTCGAAGTTGGTTTCAAGAGACTTGCGGAATTCTTCTTCCTCTTTTGCTGCCTTGAAAACACCGTATGCTTCTTCTAGTCTGTGAGAGTCTACTTGAGATGCGTTGATGAAATCTGATTTCTCAACTTTTCCGCCGCCTCCACCTAGACCAGCACGCTGGATAGCGTTAGTAGATGGACTGCCGCCTTCTTGAACACGACCTTTTACTTGTCCTGCAAAGTAGTTAGCACCGTCACCGATTGCTTCAGGAGTAGAGCCTAGGTTTGCTTTTGCTACAGTATCAAAGTGAGCACGAGCACCACCAATATCAACACCAGCAGACTTTAGGGTGTTTTCCATCCAGTCTAAGTATTCAGCAGTGATAACATCGGAGTATTCAGACTTCATTTTGTCGTCTTTCTTGTCTTTCTTGTCATCTTCATCTTTATCCATGTAATTGCCCTTCTCTTTGTCGTCTTTTTTATCGTCGTCATCGTCGTGGCCTTTATTGCCTTTTTTGTTCTTCATGTGTTCTTTGAGTCCGGGTGGCATTTCACCTTTTTCCATAGAGTCAAGTCGGCCTTCTAATCGGCTTAATACATCGTTCATTTGTTCCATTACTTCATCAGTCATTTTACTCACCATTTTATTTTTATCTTCTTTTAGTATATTGAATGTGGCTTCCGGGTTTATTCCTTTTTCGCATATTGTTATTTCGTGTAATTCTAATTTTGAGATTTCTTGATATGAGCCATGGTTTTTGTCGCTTTTGTTAACTCTTTTGAATGCTTGACCCCCGATACTAAATCCTGTTAGATTTCCTTTTCGGATTTCACTTGCTACTTCTCGTGCTTTCTCGATGTCGTTTCTTAATTTTACTACAACAAACATTCCAGCATCGTCAACTTCGCTTTTCCATAACCTCCCTTGATTGTCAGTATAATTTGATATTACTTCTCCAACTTGAATATTTGAGTGTGCTAATTGAACATTTCTATACATGGGGTCTGACATGAATTTTTTGAAAGCGTCTTTCAATGCTGACCTTGTAATTAAATCTCCTTGTTTGTCTACTAGTTCAACTGAGGCATAACCTGCAACAATAAGGTCGTTAGACCCTTTGAGCAGTTCAAGTTCTCTCCGCTTTGTTCGTAGCACACTAATTCCTTCTCTATTTGTTTACCTATATTAATAAAACCCTATGCCTCATAATCTGATTCTGCTTCATAAGTAGGAGACTGCTTAGCATTTTTCTGCTTAAGTCTCCTCATCATGGCAATTGGGTATTCTTCTTCGGGGTCTTCAGTTGGTCGCTCAATCATATCCCAATCAGGTACACTCTCTTCACTGGTAAGACTAGTTGGGCCTCTTGGTGATTCTATAGCACTCCCAACATTGATACCCATACCACGAGCACCGGGGCCACCTGACATTTTTTCCTTCGCAACTCTATCCATTCTCTCACTTAAGTCTGTTATTCTAGTAAGAGTCTTGAGCATCTTTACCTTGAGTAGAGTCTTTTCATCATCAGCGTCTATAATACCATGTGATTGTTTTTCGCTATGTTGCCTGTCTTTCTTATCGTGCATTGAATGATATGACTTAGGAGGTATAATTTCTTCAACAACACCTTTATCTTTTTTCTTATCCACACCTTTCAACATCAAAGATACGGCTTGACTCCACAAAGGTCTGACACTTTCTGCTAACTGTAAAGTATAATCGGATTGACTTAATTCTCCTATTATAGACTTAGGAGAGTGCACCCAATTACCAGTATGAGACGATTCTGCTTTATACACTACTTCATCTAGTCCTTCAAAGACAACTGATATCTCATTTTCTTTCAACACTACATCATACGCTACAGGTATGACAGGATGAGACTTTGCTAACAAGGATAGAGTTTCAAGACTGGCAGGACTTTCTGCTTCTGCTTCTCCCACTATCTTTGAAGAAGTTACATCGTAGATTGTTTTACCGTTACGATTTCTTTTCTTAACACCCGATACGGATATAGATACTGTGTCACCTTCGTTAAATGGCTTAGGACTCTTGATTGTTCCAACATCAAGATATTGTTTACCTTCGTAATCTACACCTCTATTACCAAATCCTTCGGAGTCAAGTGGCCCTGCTCCTAGTCTGTATGTGTATGGGCCTTTACCCCTAACATCAAGAATAATGAAACTAACATTCTTATTCTTACGAAGTAAAAACCACTTAGGATGTCTGCGCTCACCACGCATATATGTAGAGTTAGCATCACGAAGTAATAATTGTTTATGCTCGTTTTGTAAACTCTCAACTGTGGATTCTAAACCACCGCTTTCAGTAACTCTTGTGTTGAACGGCCCGGGAACTAATACATGTTCATGACTATCAAACTGACCACGCAAAACTTTGAGTCTCTCTTTTACAGTCATATCCGCTATGTTAGTTCCATCGTAATCTAAGATATCTATAAGATGTATATTGTCTTTCATTCTTACAGCGTCTACCATGTAGTTTTTTTCAGTAAGTGCTTTCAAGTGTTTTTTATCGTCAGTGGTCAGCATTACAGCGTCGTTACCTTCGTCGTATGCAGAAACTTTGTTACCCTTTCTAACAATTATCATTCGCTCGCCATCATAGAACGACGATACTACCCAGTCTCCACTAAAACCTCTAAGTGCTTCAAAGTCTTTCAAAGAGAATATTCTATGCATCGGGAGAATAGGCGGTGGCTTTGAATCATCTTCTTTCAATAGTGCATCAGGATTCATCAATACAGTGAGAGTTTCAGTAGGGTCGCTAGCAGTGAATAGAGACATATCAGAATGGGCTGGCATAGCGACAACATCGGTTCTGCTCATGTTAGTAGTGTTGATAGGTAATTCATAATTAGATGATAGAACCTGCTGCACAGCCTCTTCACCATGTAGTTCATTCATCACTGCTTCAGGGATAGAATGTAAGAATTGCTCTTCTGTATTTGTTCCGGCTACAGCCTTTTTGTTACCGGGGAACTCCATACCAACTGATGGTGTCATTGGATATCCACTATCCATACCACCTGAAATATACATGTCTTGAACTGATGCACCTGTAGAAGTGGCTGGATGGATAGGTTGCGACCTATAACCAGCCAGTTTGACTTTTGTTGCAGGGGCGACTACTTTATCCATGGTCTGTGCTTGTTGGGGGTCAAACAAATAAAGGTCGTGAACTAAACTTTTGGCTCTATTGACTGGCCCATCTATATCGCCTGTTGTCGCTCCGAGTGCATTATTACCCGTACCGTAATCACCACCACGATGAGATAATTGAACACGAGATAACCCATGCATGTCTAGTTGATTTTGTTGATTAGGTCTAAACAATCTGTCTATTAACCCAAGATGTTTTGCATATTTTTCACCTAAGTTTCTACCGAATTTTTTGTCAGCACTCGCCCTTCGAGAATAATCACTATGGTGAGGTCTTGTTGAAATGTGCTCGTTTAGAATACCATCTATGGCTGAATGATGGTCGTCTGTAGTAAAGATATTATTAGCCTCTTCGCCAGCAAAACTAACTCCAGTACCTAACAAATCACCGTGTCTTAGAACTTTAACAGGAGACATCCGCCCTTCTAACAACCTCTCAATCATATCATTGTGTGCATCGTCATCGGGTAGATTTAGTAATTGTCTAACCTTTGCTGGAGACATAGTAGGCTCAATTAGTTTACCAGCATTACCTAGAACACTAGCGATAGTGTGATGTGGTGATACGACTTCATCTTTATCGTCTGTCAGTAATTCAGCAGCGCTCCTGTGAACACCCTCATACTCTCCGTATCCATGAGTAAATTGTCCGTGTTCTGAATGAGGTAGTCTTAGTAAAGCCATATTAGCGTCTCTCATTAAACGAGAAGTATTGGCTAAGAACTTATCAGGGAACTCAGGATTAAAGGCATCAGGGTCTTTCTTTTCAAACTCAGGTTTGAGTTTTTCAGCCACAGCCATTATTGCTTCGTGGTCTTTTTCGTCTTTTATTTGAAAGTTATCTGATATTTGACTATAGGAATTTTTATATTCTTTAGCAGCCTCATTTTGTATTTCTTGAATTTTACCTTCTATTCCGAATAAATCAGAATTTAGATTTCCATACTCTTCAGAACCTTCATCAAAATTCATTAACATTTCACTAACTTCATCATACCTTTGTTCTAGTTCAATAAGTCTGTCTCGCTGCTGACTTGTAAGAGGTAAGTCTTTGCCCGCTAGTTGTTTGTGACCTTGAATAGTTCTGTAAGTTTCTAAATTACCTTCGCTGT